GTATGTCGCAAGCCTCCCGGACAAAGAGGCAGACATTCTCTTGCTTCACTCCCTGAAGTCTCCGCAAGATGTAACGTGCCACGCACTTTCGCTCATGCTCACGAAGGTTCGGCCTGGGGGGTGCATGATCGTTGACACTTCCATGTCTTCAGCGTTCGACGACTTGGCCGATCGAATTGACAGCACTGAAGATGTTGACACCTTTGAGGCGACAATCAATGCCGAAGGTAAGGCTGGGTTCCTTTGTATCGTCAAGCCATAAAGAACGGTGGTGCGCTGCCTGTTGCAAACTGAAGCCCAACGGGGAGTTTGACGACTCCCTGGATGGGCCTTGGGTCCAGTGTGTCGCCTGCAAGGAGACTGCCGCCAAGATGGAAGACGAAGCTCACGCCATCCGACAGGAGAAGAAAGAGGCCGTCAGTCTCTTGATGGATCTCGCCAACGCCAAGACCGCTCCCTCTCTGAATGAAACCCTTGGTGCAATCTGGGACAAGTTTGGCGGGGCCGAAGGGTTCGCCGACAAAATGAATCGGGTGATCGAGGACCAGCTTTCTAGGGACCGCATCCCGTACCAGACGGCGATGATTATGACGAATCTTCTGCGGCTTCAGCTTCACGCAGAGCAGCACAAGGAAGCGGTTCGCGTCAACGATATGACTCAGGAGCAGATCGAAGCAGAAATCCAGCGAGAGAAACTGAAGTTCATGATCGAAGCCATGTCCGACCCAGACAAAGCCAAGATCATTCAGGGTATGCTCAAAGACAAAGGGCTTGAAGTCTCTATCTCCAACACCTCTGTACCATCGGGAACCGTGATCGTTCACGAAGAAGAGGACATTCCCATCGAGGCTAGGGCATTGCTCTTGAACAAAATTCGCAGGGAGATTGAAGATGGCCAACCGCCTAAACGAACTGACGCAGGCTCTTGAACAGAGAAAGCGGGAGTTCCTTTCAGTCTACCGGCCAAGCCCTCAGCAAGAAGAAGTTCATCGATCTCCATGCACCGAGCTTATCATCCGTGGTGGTAAGCGTTCAGGAAAGTCCGTCGCGGCGGCAGCGGTATTCGGATCTCGCGTCACCGGCACCCCGATCATTGGCATTGACGGCAATCCAATCGACTCACGCTGGCCGGTCGCATCGCACAAGCACCCTCGGATCTACTGGATCATCGGATGGGAGACGGACCATATCGGGCAGACCATTCACCGGCTTCTCTTCGAGCCAGGAATGGGCGGGCAGTTTCGTTGCATACGGGACGAAGTGACTGGGCAGTGGCGAACCTACAATCGAGCAGACCCAAAAGACCAGGACCGATACAAGGAATCCCAGCTTACAGATCCAGTCATCCCAGAACGAATGATCGTTAAGGATTCCTGGGCGTGGGAGGACAAGAGGCAAAACATCTTCTCTCAGGTGGAGCTTACCAACGGGGCGAGAATCTGTGCGTATCCCTCTAGCGCACTGCATCCAAAGCAGGGGGATGCCATCAGCGGGATATGGATCGACGAAGACATCCGATACCCCAAGCACCTCAAGGAATGGCAAGACCGACTCACTGACGAAGAGGGGTGGTTCATTTGGTCAGTATGGCCGCACAATCAGAACGATGCACTGGTGAAGTTGCTCGATCGTGCCGACGCTGCTGTCGAAGAGGACGAGCCTCAGATCAGATCATTCCGCTTGGCCATGACCGAGAACCCGTTTATCACGGAAAAAGGGAAGCGGGAATCCCTTGGCCGAATGGATAGCGCCGACGAAATCGCAAGGCGAAATTACGGCGACCTAATGACCGACACCTATGCGATGTACTCGATTCATGTGGACTCGCATTTCATTCAGTCAAAAGACACGAAGACCGACAAGTTCACGCCGACATTCGCAAAGATTTACGACCTCTGGAAGGCATCAGGAAAGTTCCCTAGAACGTGGACCAGATACCTTGCGATTGACCCATCGAATACGAGGACGGCAGTTCTAAGTTTCGTGATCCCTCCCCAAGAAGACTCTCGCGTCTACTACGGATCGATGGCCATTGTCGAATGGGAACTGGTGGTCAAGAAGTTCTCTGCCCGAATGCTTGCAGAGGAGCTTGCAAGGAAGTGTTCGGGTGAAACCTACGAGGCTTTCATCATGGACCAGATGGCGGGAAGAATGACAACAATCGGACGAGATGATACGACTTTTCAAGCGTATGAAAAAGAATTTAAGAAGGTGAAATTATATGCACGATCGTCGGGACATGGATTTATTCCCGGTTGCAATGTTCCATCGCAACGCTACCGCATTGTTCGTGATATGCTTTCAATTCAACCGGACTCGCAATGCCCCATGCTGATTCTTGTAGAGAGTCAGTGCCCGGAAACTCGGAAAGAATTTACGACGTACCGGAAGAAAGTCATGGAGCAGGCAGACGGAGAGGTTATCCTAGATCAGCCGAGCAATCCCAGGACACACGACTGCATGGCCGCACTAGAATACGGCTGTGCTTATCTGTACCCCCTGATGATGCAAGGCGCAGCGTACATAGATCCGTCACTGAACCGCGCAAACGGAAGCGGTATTTACCAGAAGGCGATGGGACTCCTGAAGAAACTATCGGCAGGAGACTCAGAGTTTGTTCACCTTGGCCCCGGAGCATTCGACGATGCCACTCGATGAAAGTCATCTGCAACCATACCGACTTCAACTTGAAGGGTACAAGGAGACGGCCAAGAATCCTCTCCCAACACCTCCAGTCGGCTCTTCCGTCGCTTGGTACAGCAACGGCAAGAAGGATGATCCAGAACGAGAACATGCGGCAATCGTCACAAAGATCCAGGACTCAGGCAAGGTTTCGCTGATTGTCTTCCGCCCCAACTCGATGCCGATCCACAAGACCGGCGTGTACTTTCACGAACATCAGTCTCACGCAAAGCCAAGCAATGCCGAGACAATGACCAACGGATGCTGGGATTACCCGAAGTTCGCAAAGGTTCCCAAAGAGCATTACGACTATCACCTCAAACAGTTGAGTGCCCGCATGGAGGCTGTCCAGCAACAGATCCAGACGCTCAGTCAAACGCTGAAAGAGCCAGTCAAAGCATAGGTAAAGCACGATGGATTACTCGGTTATCGAGTCCGAGTTCTTCCGGCCCATGCACACCGCTTGGCTGGCAAAGCTAGACTGCGCAGAAGCAGCACGCAAAGACTGGAAAGAAGTCTCTGAAGAATGCCTGATGTTCTACGGGAAGTCTGCCGCTGCCATGTGGAGCGACGACTACTCGAAGAAATTCTGGAAGGGTGTCAGGGCTCCTAAGTTTCGCATCACGGTCAACAAGGCGTTTGAACTTGTTGCCATCTTCGGGCCTTCCCTATTGTGGGAGAATCCTTTCCGAAATGTGGTGCCGAGAAAGAAGCAACGATTCGACCTGGACGATCTTGTCTCCGATCCGAACATGCTTCAGTTCTACCAGCAGCTTCAAGAACAGCAGGAATCTTTTGAGTCCACCGATCGAGTCACCGCACAACTGATGCAGACATGGCTGAACTACACCGTTCGGGAGATCCCTGGTGGTGGGCTGGTTCGGCAGTGCGAAAAAGCCACAACCAACGCTCTAATCAAGGGGCGTGGAATCATAGTGGCAAGGCCGTACATCACACCATCAAGCAATAAAGTTATCACTGGCGGGTTCAATCTCGACCCTGAAGATTTGCTCATCGATCCCGACGCAAAGAGCCTGGACGACGCGAAGTGGATTGCGATCCGCCATGTCGATCCGTACTGGGAAGTCGAGCGACGATTCCAGTTGCCGAAGGATACTCTCAAGGAAAAGGCTACCCTCGAAAGTCTATGGCGATATTCCGAAGCGTTTGCCGTTAGTGGCAGAGGGACCGCTGACCGCAAGGCTGGAAAAGGACGCGACCTAGTTGTCTGGTACGAAGTTCTTTCCAAGATGGGGGCGGGTTGCCGAAATTGTGGAATGGTTGACGGAATCCAGCAGCAGCTTGAGGAAACCGTAGGCCAGTACGCCTACATTGCAATCTGCGATAGCGTTCCCTGGCCGCTCAACTGCCCGTCCGATCGACTCCGAGACGGCATGACGAACGAAGAAGTGCAGCAAGCGTTCTCCTGGCCGATCCAGTCATGGAAGGATAGTCGATGGCCGATGGAAGTCCTGGACTTCTACCCAGACCCAACCTCGCCTTGGCCAATGCCTCCCCTCCAGCCTGCAATGGGTGAACTCAAGCTCCTGAACTTCCTGATACCCTGGCTGTGCAATCGAGTGTGGAGTTCTTCAAGAGACTTCTGGGCAGTTCCACGGCAGTACCTAGACGACTACCGAGAAACGATCCTGAAGGGAGAGGACCAGTCGTTACTTGCCGTCCCTCCCGGAGTAGACGATGTTCGCAAGTCCCTTCAGATTCTACAGCAGCCAGAGACTCGCGGCGACCTACTGAGAATCATTGAGTTTGTGTCGATGCAGTTCGACAAGCGAACCGGCTTGATGGCCACGGCTTACGGTGGCAACGAAGGCGGCACGCAGAATAGGACCGCAGAGGAAACCATCGCCAAGCAGAGAGCGATTGGCATTCGACCTGAGTACATGCAGAAACAGGTAGTCAAGTGGCAGTCGGACTTTGCCTCCCTCGAAGCGTTCATCACCAAGACATTCGTAACCAGTGCCGACGTTAACGAATTGCTTGGCCCGCTTGGTGCGAGACTTTGGCAAGACTTCATCGAAGGTCAGAGCGACGAGAAGATCACTCGCCAGTACGAGTACACCATCGAAGCCAACTCGATCCGCCGACCGAACCGCGACCGTGATGTCATAAACTTCCAGCAAGCTATGAACATCTGGATGCCGGTCATGCAGCAGTACGGTGCAAGCTCTGGCGACTACGAGCCAATGAATGCACTGATGCGGAAGTGGGCCGAGTATCACGATGCCGACCTGGACGATGCCATGATTCCAGAGAAGCCAGAGCCGAACCCCGAAGAACAGCAGATGCAGCAGCAACAGCAGATGCTCGCCATGCAGAAGGACGAAGCCACAATCGCTAAGCTGCAAGGCGAGGCCCAAAGAGCAGCCGCGATGGCACAGATGCAGGGGCAGGCCGATCCAACGGCAGACCAGCAAATGCGACTGATGATGGCACAGCAGGAAGCACAACTCAAACTCGGACAGAAACAACAGGAGTTTGAGCAGAAGACCGCCCAAGACGTTGAGCGGTTCAACATCGAAATGATAAAGAAGGCGCTCTCAACATGACAGCAGCTTGGATTCAGGACGAAGAAGACGAATGCGTTCACGAAGCGATTGTTGCTAAGTATCCGGACTGGGCTGAGTACATCGATCTTCTCATCATCCCTCCCGATTGGAGCGAGGTGGTTGAGGAGTTTCCAGAGTGCGGCCGTAGTTCGCTCAAGTCTTACGAACATCGGGTCACAAGCTACGGAATCCCCTGCTTGGCTCTCTACGTCAAGATGCGAAGAGAAGGCACTGCCCACAAGTTCGCTGAAATGGTAGCGACCCAGGCGGGTCCGGTGCTTTCAACCGACGACACATTCTTTGCAGGGTTCGGGACAGTCTACGATCAGTTCCAGAGCCAGAAGCACCTAAAGCGGTACGTCGATGCTGCGAAGAAGCAGGGATTCACCCCAGGCGTCAACGACGTTTACATGCCTGGACTCGCACAGAGGCCCGGAGATCCTGCCGCCTGGGTGAGTCGAGCGCAGGGGAGAGGATACATTCGCAGGCTGCTCGAATCACGAGGGTATGAGTGCAACGGAAAGCTATCAGAGATCGTTGCTCGACCACCCGAAGACGATCCTCTCGCTCCCAAGAACTGCAAGCCACTTGGCGAGGATATTATCCGAAGGAACATCGCGAAGTACCAAGCGTCAGATCCGTCTCTACGAAACAAAAGCCGTAGAGAATTGCGAGAAATGGTGATTGAAAAGCACAGTCACAAAATTCACTAGGAGGCATCATGCCAATCAGCAAACGAACACGACGCATCTTTGCCACTGGACTTGGCAACAGGGCAGCGGCCAATAAGATTTGCGACATCGCTGACGCAGGAACCACAGGGGCCTCCGTTCCAGCAGAAACACGAAGGGCATTGACCATCGCAATCGGGAACGCCAAGGAGGCTGACACGATTGCTGATTGCTGCGAAACGGGCGCAGCGATTCCCGCGAATTGCCGAACTGCCCTTGCGGTAGTCATGGGCAATCGAGGTGCGGCAAACGAGCTTGTCACTGCGATCAATGCGATTGCGTGAGGGTTTACGAAATGGCTACGGAAGGAACCATTATGCAGCCTGAGAACTTGCCATCGCCACCCAGCGATAGCCACGGACTAATGACATGGATACTTGGTATTCTGGCTAGCGCACTTGCCGCAATGTGGAAGATACGCGAAGGCGAGAACAGCAAGAAAATCAAAAGCCTTGAGGATGCAGTTGCCTCATGTGCTGAAGAACACAAGAAGTCCACCAGGGAAATCATCGAACTCACTTCGGAAGTGGGCTACATGAAGGGCAGGCTTGAGGAAATCGAGCAGAAAATAGCCTAGTCGTGAGGGTGAAATGGACTACGAAAAGTTGGTTACAGAACTCCGCGACCCTGCTTATTCTGCATTGACTGATTTGCAGGCGGCGGCAGCGATCAACGCCAAGATGGTTGTAGTTCGGTCGCCTATCGAGACATGGGAAATTAAGCGATTTCTCATAGAAGAAGGTGTCTGGCCTGCGCTCAAACTGACGCAGGAGGACCGCGAAGTACCTGCTGCGATTCGCGGGATTTGCATCAGCGTTGTTGACTGGGTGGATGACGCCGCTGGTAAAGTAAGAAAGGTGGACCTTGATCTGCCAAGCGTGGTCGCAATGGTCGGTGGCCTAGTGTCCGCTGGAATCGCGACGGAGCCGCAGGCCGCGGCGCTTAGGGCACTGGGCGATCAGGAGGTTGCCTGGCCGCAGGCCAACGGCCTTCCGGTGATTGGATCTGGACATGTCCGAAGCGCAAGGGAGATGATGTAGCATGGCATTGCCTGATAGTTTCAAACTTGAGCAAGGCACCGCGATCGTTTGGGGCCAGCCATCCGCATCTGGAGTCACGGCCAACCTCTCGCTGAACGCGCTGGCTGATGGTGCTGCTCGCATGGGGGCATCCGTTGATCTTGGCGCGAATTGGGATCGAGAGTACGCGCTATACATCGTCGGGGAAACCGGAACTGCGCCGACTGCTGGCAATGCTCACGATATCTACTTCGCGCAGTCTCGAAACAACACCGATTGGCCTGGAGGTGTTACTGGTTCCGACGCTGCATACACGCTAGGCACCTCTGATGCAAACCTCCGACAGATCGGTGCGCCTGCTGGATCGTTGATCGTGACGAACTCGGCCAATACGGTACTGCGTCAGAACGCTTTTCTCTTCCGCCCAATCGCGCGCTACATCGCGCCAATCTGGGATAACAACTCCGGCCAAGCCCTCCGCAACGAAACGACTGCGACGGACAACGAAAGCCGGGTCATCCTCGTACCGCTGATCGACGAGGTGATTGACTGATGCGTCACCCACGGAGTGCGGCAGAAGCTGAGTTTCCACGCCTGTATCCCGACCTGGGCTGGTGGTGTCCGTCGCTTCAGCCGCTCGGTGGATCTCGCCTGCATGATCTTAGCCGCAGCCAGAACTTTGCAACGCTCACGAATATGGACCCGGCGACTGACTGGGTGGTGAATGATGGTCAGGGTGCTTTGGATTTCGATGGGTCGAATGATTACGCGCTGACGACTGGGCTTGCCTGCAATGGCTCGGTAGGTGATTTTACAGTTTCCGCATGGGTTAAAACTACATCGACGACGCGAGGAACAATCTGCGGTGTGGTCGAAACTGGCACCGCCGGTATCCTTCACTTGGCAGTGAACGCGATCAACACCACGACCGACACGTCGGGGGCTATTTACTGTCAGGTGCGGCAGTTAGGCCACGTTCAAGCATACGCTACAAGCACGGGCGTGAATGATGGCCGATGGCACAATATCGTCGCCGTGCGATCAATGGGTTTGCTCTCGGTTTATCTCGACGGAAGAGCATTGGCTTTAACTTTAGCCGTAAACGTACCTGGAACCGAGCTGATCGTCTTTGCGCGCCAACTTGCTATCGGCAGTCGAAACCTTCGCGGTGTGTTTGATATTCCGTTAGCAGGTCAGCTTGACGACATCAGGCTCTTCAGCCGCTCATCGCTGATCGACGACGCAGCTACACTCTACGGGCTAGGCCGTGGCAATCTACCGCTGGCACGCCGCAGACGCTACACCGAGCAGGCTGCGCCAGCATTCCGTTCAGCATGGGCAGCACGGCGACCAACTTTGATTGGTGGAGGACTCCGCTAATGTACGCACGAAACAATGCCACTCCGAGACCGATCACCGTTGGGCCAGTCGTGCAAATCAGCGACGGTGCGGTTCAGACTTCGGGCGCATCGGTCGAGGTTTCTAAGGATGGCGGATCATTTACCGCTGGTGGCGGTACGCTTGCCGTAAGCAATGGCATTCACTCGTACACGCCGACACAGGGCGAGACGGATTGCGATTCGCTCAGGATCAACGTCTACAAGTCAGGATGTATTCCAGCGACTGCCCAAGCGGTGTTCAGCGCATCTGCTTCGTTCGGCTACGCTGGGACCGATCAGAGCAAGATCGCCAATCCTACGGCTACTGTAGGCTTAACAAATACATCGATCAAGTCTGTTGCCGACGCAGGAACCCTAACATCAGCATACGACGCAGCAAAAACAGCAGCGTCACAGACTAGCGTAGACGGAAAGCCAACGCTGGTTCAAATCGAGGGATCTACGATTCTTGCCAAGGAAGCGACATCTTCGTCGATCCTTACGGCAATCCAAAATCTCAACAACCTATCAGCAAAGATAAACATATTTGGCTCTCCGCTTTTAGAGATTCCAGATTCGTCATCGAACGTCTATGCTTTCACGGTTCTGGTGAAAGACGACGAAGACAAGCTCGTGAATCTCGACGCAAGCCCGACCATTGCAGCGGCCAATGCCGCAGGAACAAACCGCTCTGCGAACCTATCGGCAGTATCGAACCCATCTACCGGGCGCTACACATTCACCTACACCGTGGCCAGCACACATGCGGCTGAGAGCCTAAGAATCACAGTCTCAGGAGCAGTCTCCACGGAAGGCCGATACATCGAATGGATTGGTGCAGTCGTAGACTACGACACGCTGACGACGCTGCTCCAAGTGAAAGCAAAGACGGACCTGATACCTGCTGACATTGGAAGCGTGATTATCTCCGACAACAGCAATCGAGAGGTCAAAGTCACTGGAGCAAAGCATATCGCGGCTGACATCCACGAAGTTCAGCCAAACGTTTTTACTTCGAGTCAGTTTGTGGCGACGTTCGTTGACGATATGGGAATTGCGAAGCAGGCGACTTCTTCGTCAATCCTAACCGGAGTTAATCAACTTACGTCAAGGATCACGGCAAACCTGTTCTCTGGCATCACCTACATGAGTCGATGGCTAGGGGCAATCGCTGGCAAGACGGCAGACTCGGCGACCAGAGCCGAAATCAACGCGACCACGGCAGGGGCGGCGTACAACGAAACGACCGATTCGCTCCAGGCAATCCGCGATCGTGGTGACGAGGCTTGGGTGACTGGTGCTGGTGGAGGAGGCGGGGCGAGCGGTGCGGGAACATACCCATCCCTGCAAGTTCCTCCGTACCCTCTGGCGATTTACATGACGAGCGACCTATTCACCTATGCCGATATTGTCCAGCGACTCAGGGACAAGAGGGGATTGGCTGGAAGCACTCGCGAAATGCACATGCTGAAGATTGCAGTTCAGGACGCCCTCACGGAACTTGCAGGACGATCAACATGGAGGCACTACAACAGGCGGGCATCGGTAACGACTAAGGCAGTCTCATACCACACGGCATCATACGACGCTTCGACAATGGTTATGTCCATCGCCACAGGGACATGGCCGACCGACGCGCAGTACGGCGAGGTGGTCTACGACAACCAGCGTTACAAAGTTGCGTCAAGGCTCACAGATACCACGCTGCTTATTCATTCAGCTACGGCACCGGCAGCGAACTTCACCAGCAAGGCCGTCACCTGGATGCAGGCGAGCTACGCACTTCCGTTTATGATTCGCCAAATCAGGTCGGTGATTGACGAAGACGCATACCGGCCACTTGTCTACATGAGTCCAGCCGATGCGGTTCGCCATCGCAAGCTGGCACGAACCACAGGGCAAACCCTCAGATACACCCTGCGATCTAGCGAGAATTACATGGGCCTGAAGGAGATCGAGTTCAGCCCAGTCCCCGCACAGGCGACTCGCTTTGAGATTGCGATGGTCGTCAGGCCCAGACCGTTCAAGACTTACGAACTGACCGGGACTGACGGTGCATACACCACCAGCACCAAGACATTCACCTCTGCCACGGCAGCATTCGAGGCGAATCATGTCGGGTGCATCCTGAGAATATCTGCTACTGCCACACTCCCAAGAGGCAGGACCGTGTTCGACGAGGCGAGAGTTGACTTCGCTATCCAGACTTTTATCACGGAAGTTGTATCTCCTACCGAAGTCAAGGTTTCGTCAGCGTTCACGGCGACCGCAAGCGGCAAGGGATACACTGTCAGCGACCCAGCAGACATTGACCCAACCACAATGCTTGCCGCACTGGAAGCCTTGTCATGGGAAAAATACTGCATCAATCACGAGCAGGCCGTCGAGCTACTTCCCGCCGCCAGGGCGCTTGCCACACAGGAATTTGACCGTGGAATTGCAGCCGATTCCGCAGATTCCAACCAGGGCGAAAGTGCAATCTGCTACGATGTTGACACCTTCGAGGACTTTGAACCGAACGTGGACGTAATGGGAGGCCAGTGATGGGGTCCACCGACCGGCACCTAGCACACGCCAACCGTATCGTCGAAATACTCAAGACGATTACTTGGCCAGACGGAATCAAAGCCGACGAGGTTCGCCGATCCGAGGACGTATTTAACGCATCCTCTCCGGGCAGAGGGATTCATGTCATCGTCAACGAGGAAGACTTCGGAATCGGAGTTTCCAACAAGACAGACGTTCGATACAAATGCACAGTTGTACGGGTGATACCCGTATCAACGCACCAAAGAGACAGCCTGAACTATCGCTCTCAGTTCCGCATATTGGTGAGGCAGTACCTCAATGACTTGCGGATAATGACAGATGGATCTTGCGAAATCATCACGAAAGTTAAGCCGAGCCAAATGCGGTTCCCCAGAGAATGGAGAAAGTCGCTGGACGTTTCGGCAATGGAAGTCACCACCCTGATACGGGAAGTTTTGTAGGAGTTACGCCATGCCAGGATGTGCAGCAGTCGGAAGCCTTGCGGTCATGCTGGTCATGCCGCGAACCAACGCCACAGATGCAGACCCGACGTTCAACGCATCGTCGGAAATTTATCCGTTTCTGTACGAGGATGTAAAGGCAGTCCGCAAGCGAGTGTCAAGCAACCTGATTACCGGATCAGGCTCCCAGTATTCTTCGAGATCCACCAAGGCAAGCTACGTTCCCCAAGGACCGATCGGCTTGCAGCTTGGACCCGCAGAACTCGACAAGTGGCTACCGAGGATTCTTGGAGCAGACGAATCGAGCAACGTCTTTGCCATATCGGAAGCAATCAAACTGTTTGACATGATGATCTATCGGGACAACGGCGTGTTCTACTATCGCAACTGCGTAGTAGCCGCTGCTCTATTCCAGTCCAAGTCGGCAGACGGAGGGGATGAAGAAGAAATCCTCAACACCCAGCTTCGCATCATCGCACGCGAAGAGGATCTTACGAAGTCGTGGCCAGCGACAATTCCGACGCACGCTGACGGGGAGGACTACGCACCATACACCCACGGCCAGCATCGATTCTCAATCAACGGGACCGCCTACAACTCGATGGAAACTTCCATCCTGATTGACAACGGAATCCAGGCACGCACGCGAAACAGCCTGACTCCCAACTGCGTGTTCAAGACTCGCCGCAGGATTCGGGCAATGATTACGGCACCGTTCACGACCGGGGCGTGGTCAGCCG